AGTTATAATAAAAAATAGAACAATGAAGAAAGAGTACACATTAATTAATTCGTTACTTCAAAAATTGAACTTGAAAGCCGTAGAGCTTAAGTTTGAGACTATGAAGTTAGACGATGGACAAACGACAATCGAGGCAGATTCGTTTGAAGCAGGACAGGCGGTTATGATTGTAACAGAAGACGATCAAAAAATTGCAATGCCAGTAGGTGAATACGGTTTGGAAGATGGTCGTATGTTGGTAGTTTCAGAAGAAGGAATTATTGCAGAAGTTAAAGATGCGGTTTCAGAAGAAGAAGAAGCACCAATGGAAGAAGCACAACCCGTAGCAGAAGCGAGCGCACCAACAGCACAACCAGTAGCTAAGAAAGTAGTTGAAGCGGTTACTAAAGAATCATATTTCTCTAAAGAAGAAGTTGAAGAAATAGTAAACAAAGCGATTGAGGCTAAAATGGAAGCTATCGAATTAGCGAAAGTTGAAGAAGTAGTAGAAATGGCTAAACCTATTGCACACAATCCTGAAAAGAAAAAAGTTGAATTTAGTCTAGGTACTAAATCAGAATCAATTACAGATTTTTTAAATAATAAATTAAATAAATAAATAAACAATGGCAACAACATTAACAGTATCGAGTAATTATTCGGGGACAACAGCTGGTGAGATTATCGGTAAAGCATTTAAAGAAGCGGACACAATCGCAAAGAACTTAGTAACAGTTAACGCTGATATTGATTTCCAAGTATCTTTAAGAAAAATTCAATACACGGATGGTCGTGTAAATTATGCGTGTGGATTCACACCAACAGGAGCAGTAACACTTTCTGAGAAGTTACTTACACCTAAAAAAATCATGAACAACTTAGAAATCTGTAAAGAAGATTTGAGACAAATTTGGTCTTCAGCTTCAATGGGATTTTCTGCACACAATGATTCAATGCCTAAAGACGTTGAAACTGCATTGCTTGCTGAAATCTTAGCAGAAACAGCAGAAGCAGTTGATAATGAAATCTGGAATGGTACAGCAGCAACAGCAGGTGAAATCGGTGGTTTCGTTGAATTGTTCGCAGCAGATGGTGACGTAATTAAAGCTAACAACGGTATCACTACTTTGGCAGGTGCAATTACTAAAGCGAACGTAGTTTCTGAAATCGAGAAAGTATTGAACGCTATCCCTACTGCATTACGCAGAAAGTCTGATATGATTTTCGGTGTATCTTCTAACGTAGCATTGGCTTACCAACAAGCATTAGTTTCTGCTGGTATTTCTAACGGTATCGGTGGTGCTGATATGGTTCTTCAATACGGTACTTACAAAATGGAAGTAATCAACGGTCTTGCTGATAACACATTTGTAGTTTACCAACGTAAAAACCTTTACTTCGGTACAGGTCTTATGTCAGACCACAATGAGGTTAAATTTGTGGATCAAGACGAAGCTGGTTTGTTGACTGGAAACGTTCGTGGGAAAATGGTTTATACAGGTGGTGTTCAGTATGTAAATTCTGAAGAAATCGTTTGGTATCTTTCTACAACAGTTTAATAATAACGAATAACTAATATGAGGGTAGTGGAAAAATCTACTACCCTTTTTTAATAACATTTAAAATATAAAAATTATGGCTTGTGATATTAGCTTAGGTAGAAAAGAACCGTGCAAGGATTCAGTTGGTGGTTTAACAAACGTTTACTTCGTGAATTATGACGATGTAAATGATTACACTTACGACGTAACAGACACGGATATGATTGCAACAATTACGGGTGCAACAACAATTAACGCATACAAATACGAATTAAAAGGTGGTTCATCTTTGACTTCAAACATTACGTCTTCTCGTGAGAACGGAACGACTTATTTTGAAAGCGTTTTAGAATTACAATTGAAGAAATTAACAGTTGAAGACCACAAAGAAATTAAATTACTTTCTTATGGACGTCCTAGAATTGCGGTTGAAGATAACAACGGTAACTTCTTTTGGTTAGGATTAAATCACGGTGCAGATGTAACAGGTGGTACAATCGTAACGGGTGCAGCAATGGCTGACATGAGTGGTTATACATTATCTTTCACAGCAATGGAAAAAGTACCGTTTAACTTCTTGGACACTAACACAGAAGCAGGTTTATTGACTATCGGTCTTACAGTAGTAGCTGGAGCGTAACTAAAAACAAAACAAAATGAGCAAAGTAAATAACATAACAAAAGCGTTAAACGCTCAAAAGGTGGAGTTAAGTAGTGCTAAGATTGAGTTTACGGTTACTTCTGATATGAAGAAGTTAATCAGTACAGCTTTTACAGAATTATCTACAACTAATAAACTTAAAGCACAAGCGTTAGGGGTTGTAAATGATGCTATTTCCGCAAATAGACAGGCGGGGATAATTGCAACTAATGTAATTTCTATGGGTGATAATCTAAAAAAACAGGCGAAAGAACTTGGTTTAGACTTACCAGCTGATGCTTTAAAGATGATCGGTGAAGCAGAAGACATTGTGAAAAACTTTAAATCTTCTCAACAACAATTAATTAGTGCTAAAGGAAATCTTTAACAAACCTTAAACTATCGAAACCCTCGCTTTAATTAGTGAGGGTTTTTTTGTGAAATAAAAACAAAATACATAAAATATGGTTATACTAATATGATAACACTAAAAGAAATCGGAACGGCTCAAACTTTTAAGTTTATACCACGAGTTTATACGGCTGACAGTATGGTTGTGAAGTGTGAAGCAACTGGTGTTAGTACTACATTTTCAATTACGCCAACGTTATCAACGTACTATTTAAGCGTTACAGAAACGTTAGATTTGAACGAGGGTAATACATACACGCTTAAAGTTTACAACGGTAATGACATAGTGTATTACGATAGAATATTTTGTACAAATCAAACGATTACAGAATACACTATTAACAAAGATGAGTACATACAACATAGCACAGATAACGAATTTATTATATTGCAATGAGTAATAACAAAGTAATTAATTTAGCGACATACGAAGCACCAAAAGCGGTTGAAAGTAAGCGTTTCGAGTGGGTTGAATTTGAAATGAAGCAACCTAACAGCAACAAATCGATTGATGCTTATACATGGCTAATTGATAGATACAGATACAGCACGACGAATAACGCTATTATAAACAACGTAGCACGTTTAATGTATGGTAAAGGTCTTGATGCACTAGATGCAAGTAGAAAGCCGTCAGAATACGCTCAAATGAAGTCTTTATTTTCTAAAGAAACATTAAGAAGAATCGGTAAAGATTTGAAGATGTTAGGAATGGGACATTTTCAAGTTATCTATAACAAGAATCACACGAAGATTTTACGAGTTGAACACATTGCGACTAACTTAATACGTCCTAACAAGTGTAATGAAGATGGTGAGATTGAGGGTTATTGGTATTGTGACGACTGGAGCGACACAAGAAACTACGAACCTGTAATGTATCCAGCGTTTGGATCATCTAAAAAAGAAATTGAAATCTACTCTATACAACCTTTTACGGTTGGTATGAAGTATTTTAGTGACGTAGACTATTTCGGTGCTTTACCTTATTGTGTTTTAGAGGAGGAAATTGCTGATTATCTTATAAATGATGCTCAGAACGGATTTGCACCGACTACTATTGTAAACTACAATAACGGTGTACCAAGTGAAGAACAACAAAAGGCAATTAACAAGACTACATTAGAAAAAACAACAGGAAGCAAAGGGAAGAAAACTATTGTTTCGTTCAATGACAATGCAGAACTTAAAACAACTATTGATAGTGTACCTTTAAACGATGCGCCACAACATTATGAGTATCTTAGCAACGAATGTAGAAACAAAATACTTGCTTCACATGGTATCGTTTCACCTATGTTAGTAGGAATCGTTACAGATAATCAAGGTTTCAACTCAATTGCAGACGAGATTGAGGTCGCAAGTAAGTACTTCTACAATACTGCAGTTCGTTTCTTACAAGATTTAGTAATTGATGCGATTGACGAAATATTAGCGTTCAACAATGTAGCACTAGATTTGTATTTTATACCAGTTGGATTGTTAGACGTTCAGGTAAGAGAAAAGGAAGCACCTAAACAAGAACTATCACTATCAAAAGATAAGGCAATAGTGGACTTATTAAGCACGTTTGCTGATGATGATTTAGAGGGTTACGAACTTATTGACGTTTCAAAGGTAGATTATGAAACTGAAGAAGAATTAGATAAGCAAATTCACGATTTAAACAACCAAAAACCAAGCGTATTGAGTAAGGTTTTGGAGTTTGTTAGTACAGGAACGGCAAGACCTAACATTAAAAGCGAACAAGACGGGGCGGTTTTCAAATCAAGATACCGTTACATGGGTAAAGTATCGGAAGATTCACGAGATTTTTGCAAGAAAATGATACAAGCTGATAAGATTTACCGTAAAGAAGATATTGTACGAATGGAATCAACCGTAGTAAATGCTGGTTGGGGGCCTGAAGGTGCTGATGTATATTCGATTTGGCTGTACAAAGGTGGTGGTGCTTGTGGTCATTATTGGCAACGTGAAACTTACTTGAAGAAATCAGATGCAAATAGTCCACTTGCTAGAAAATACACACCAGCAGAAGTGCGTAAAGCGGGTGAAATTGTACCATTAACAGATAAAGATAAAAACGGTAAAGCGGTGAATGATAATAGAGTTTATACAAAGCCTAAAGATATGCCTTACGAAGGTTTTTTACCAACTAATAAACGATTCAACTAATGGCACAAGCAATATTTATAACAACAGACGATATTAAGAAATACACACCGTTGAATGGTAACGTAGATGTGGATAATTTCATTCAGTATATCAAGATAGCACAAGACATTCACATACAAGGTTATTTGGGTACAAAGCTATTCAATAAGATTAACGATGATATTGTAGCGGGTACTTTGTCAGGTGTTTATTTGGCACTTGTAAACAACTACATTAAACAAATGGTTATTCATTGGGCAATGGTTCAATATTTACCGTTTGGAGCGTACACATTGGCGAATAAAGGATTCTATAAACACACTTCTGAAACAAGCGAAAGTTTGACAAAAGTAGAAGTTGATATGTTAGTTGAAAAAGAACGTGATATTGCACAAAGTTATACGCAACGTTTTGTAGATTATATGTGTTATAACTATACGGACTTTCCTGAATGGACTGAGAACACAGAAGACGATATTAGACCGAACCACAATACAACGTTTAGCGGTTGGTATTTATAAAATAAAGGTATGAGTAAAAAACGATATAAGCCAAAAACGGAGAACGTTCAAAAGGTAGTATTATATTTTCAAAAATTAGAGAAAGATGGCAACGGAGATAAGCGTTTACGTAAATAGTTTAACAGATGCGGGTACTTTAGACGGTACTGAAGAAGTGTATTTAGCAAGTGATGAGAAAACAACGACAGGTGCAATAGCAAACGCTGGACAGCCTAAAGTATGGAAGTCTTCAATTACACAATCTGGAACAAGCGCACCTGTTATAACTAATCATATTGACACTTTAGGACTGACTATAATTTCAACTTATAACGT